GGCGTGTAGCCGTTACCGGAACAGATGAACCCTTTACCGGCACTGCGGGTGTCGAACCCGGGTATCCAGTTGTCGCGCTGGTGGGTCGTCCAGTCAACGGTAAACGCATAGTGCGCGCCGCCGCTCGGCGTGTCCTGTATGTGCGCGGCCTGCCAGTCCACCGGGAAGCCCAGCCACTGCTCGACCTGCTCGGTCGTGACGCCGTGCTGTGTGTCCAGGTCCAACACTACGACGTTGTCAGGAATCATTATTCCGAATGTGCCAGATGACCAGTTTAGTGATTCTTCCAGCGGGTTGACGGTTTGCCAGTTCGTGCCCTTCGGCACGCTTGGCCCTTTCTCGTGTTTGTTTTTCGCAGGGTTGAACCGCAGCCAACACGGGAAGACGTGCAGCCCTGCCTGTATTAACGTTTCTTGCATGGCGGTAGCGCATTGCGTGGAATGACAATAGCATCATTGCCGGGGATCGGCTTAGTGTATGGCACCTTGCCGGCGTCTAACCATCGGTAGATAGTCTTACGTGTGACGCCGCAAATCTTAGCGGCCTGTGCGGGTGATACGTGATCTTCTTTCATCTTAATACCGTCAATGTTGTGTGAAATTTAAAAGCCTGTGCTTTGAACTGGGACGGGGTTATCGTGTACGCCCGCCCGCCTTTAATTTCTATCAGCCGTCCGTAACCGTCGCCGATAAAATAATATTTTTTACCTATCCGCAGGCCGAACCGTCTAAACGTTACGGTCGGCGTGACGGGGCCGTCGATGTGTGCCTTAGATGACCAACAATAGGACACTGTGACGGTGTTGTCAACACGTAGTACGCATCTTTCGCACTGTCGCTCAGGACAGACAGTCGTTGTGTCTCTTATAGGTGACACGTGCTCTTAGCGCTGTACGTTCATACAGTCCGTAGGCTAAGAGCGTAGTAACTACTACGTTTAGAAGCGTAATGTAAGGCGTTGTGTAATGGTCTAAGTCCTTGTTCCCTATATACTCTTACACTCTTACTCTTTTTCTTTTAAAAAGAAAGAAAGAAGAAGGAGTAAGAGAAAGAGAAGAATATAAGAGAGAGTATACAGAGAGAAAACTAGAAAACGGTTTACTGCAATTTAAGTGTAATGTGTGTAAGGATGGCTACAGCCCTTACAGGACGCGGCTTTCAGCGTTTCAATGCCGCGTAAGTAACGTGTAAGGCGCTTTGGCGAGGCGTAGCTGATCGCCCTACAGCCCTTACAGGACGCGGCTTTCATCGCCTTACACAAAGCGTAATGGGGCCCGGTTGGCCGCTTGGGCTAGCGTTACGGCGACTTACGTAGTACACTCGAAGCAACAAGGGAGAATCGAACATGAAGCGCTATCAGAAACAGAACGCAAAACGGCGGGGGCTGCCCCGTCTTCCGTCAGGATACCTGACCTTTGAGGAATTCGTACTGCTGGAACGGGCCGCGGTGAAATTCGGCAGCAAACGGGGCGCGCTGGTGGAAGGTCTTAAACGCCTGGAGCCTGAGCTATGACCGCTAAGCGAGGGCCAGGCCAGCCGACCAAACTGACCGAAGGGCTCAAGATGCGGATGTTGGCGTACACCGAAGACTATGAGTCGTACGGCGACCTCATACCGTCTGTCGCGGGTTTTGCGTCGGAGGAAGGGGTCAGCCGAGGGTCACTGCAGAAATGGCGTCAGGACAACGTAGACGCTGAATATTCTGACATATTTGACGCACTGCTCGCCAAACAGGAGCGCGCACTGCTCAGCGGCGGCCTGTCCAAGAAGTTCAGCTCGCAGATCACCGCACTGGCGCTCGGTAAACACGGCTACCACAACAAGACCGACCACACGTCCAGCGACGGGTCGATGACACCACAGGTCACGGAGATTCAGCGGCGTATTGTTAAACCGGACGATTAGGGCGTATACTCTGAGTCAATTTGGCTAATAATCGAGGTGGTTTCTAATGGCTACAATCAGGCCGGTTTACACTAAAGACAACGGGTTTACTTACCTTCCGCAAGCGGCGGAGTGGAACAAGCGCCCATGCAGGGAGTTAAGAACGTTTCAAGACGGCGCGATAGGGGATATCGCCCAAAACGGCAAGGACGGCAACACCTACACGGACGGCTTCGACGCGGACGCTAGCCGGTCTACTTACAACGATGAAGTTTTATTTAAAGGGCGGCAAGTCTGTAAACACTTTTTACCTCAAGGTTCAGTGGGGCAGTTAGCCTTTGGCGGGACAGTTGAAGACAGGGTCGACGTCGGTCGCTACGAATCCCTGTGGCAACGCGTTATCTGCATGTTCCCCAGTTCATTTGACTTCACAGAAGCGGATGCTGGCGGCGGAGCTATGAAATTTTTGCGACAAACCGTCAAAGATACGGGCCATGTTGATATTTACATTAACTCACCTAATAACGGACGCCCCGGCGACTTTAAATTAAACAACGAAGTCCATACATCAACCCATGACGGGAACCCGTACCATACGGGTCAGCATAACGGTAACGTTAACCTTGAGAATTCGGTCGGAACTCTGCCAAGGGACCAATGGTTCGAGGCACACTTTATGGTCACTTACGATAACCTGCCTGTTGACGAAGGCGGCCACGCGCGCGCTATGTTTTGGATAGGTGATACGCTAATAGAAGATGTCACCAGCATCCATACCATGAACAGTGGGTTTGAAAGGGTCAAGCAATCCATGCTTTGCACGTATTTCAACGCAAATTATAACCCCGGACAGCCGGATCACGGAGTTACAAAGGATATGTGGTTTTGGACTGCTGAATTTGAGACTACAAATATAACGCCGACGCATACCGATGAGTTCGGTAATCCTAAATTACCAGTGGGGCTTTAAATAATGGCTATTAATTACGGGTGGTTTGCCAACTTATCATCAATCGCTAATCTAAGCAGCTCTATAAGCGGGAGCTCGATCGCCGGAGAAGGTGCCAGCATAGAGGTCACTGCTAAGGCCTTCCAGTATGGTAGCTCTAGGGTGGCGGGGAATGGGCCAAGCTCATACATATCTTTTGACCATGCGTCCGCAAATATCGACGTTGTAAAGAGCGGTTCAGCCGTAGCGACAGAGTTTAATCTAGGATTTTCCGCCACAGAACCCAACAATATAAAGGTTGAGAACTTCGACGATAGTGGCACTCCGTCATACAAGTTTTATAAAGACGACGTGCTAGTTAGGACGAAAGCGTCATCCTCGGGGTCTAACGGATTTTGGACAATTAACGCTTTGCTTTCTGCGGCATCAGCGGGCAAAGAGGGTTCAATCTCTAATCTTATAGTGAGAAGTGATGCGTCAACAATCATCGCCAACTGGGACGGTAACTTTGTTCTTAACGCTGCGGGCGACGCATTCATTACCCGTACGGAAGCAAATAACAATCCATCTCTTGCTGAGTCTGGTTATGACCTGAAGATGTATGACACCACGAGCGTGTCAGGCAACCACGTTACGCTGCCAGCGGGCACTACGTGGACATTTGCGTCTGATTTTTCGTTACCTGCTAGCGTTGCTGCTGGCGCCACGTTCAACTTCACGGCTCCGTCCGACTTCACAACAGAAGCGGTTAGCCTGGGTGGGTCACCCCTCCCCTTCACATTCGGCACGCCACCAGACGGCACAGCAGATGCACCTGCGATGGGCGATGTTTCAGGCTTCCCGCGCTTCGGAACGCAGCAGATACAGCTACGTGATGACACGGCGGGGCTAACAGCAGAACAGGACGCAGACTGGCAGCCAAGCGGGACATATGAGTACATAACACTCACTAGCGATCCGAGTACAACAGATCCGGCATCTATTTGTTTCGGCTGGACTGATCCGCTAGTGACTGGCGACCAAGTAGTATTCGACCCTGCTGTGATTAATTTTGTAGATTCTAGCGCTCAAGACGACCCGCCAGAGTACACAGGGAGGTACACGATAGCCACAACCAGTGAGACGTTCACAAGTCAGTACTTTATTATTGACGACAACGGGATGCAGGAAAGCACAATTACGCAGGATTCTACGGGCGTGGTTATCCCCACGGTCACAGTTGATGATCCAGGCTTAATCCCTGTTAACACCGCTACGCCAATTACGGCGACCACCACTGATGCGGCGACATTCTTGTGGGAAGTGCTTAGCCAGCCAGCGGGTTCAACCGTAACGTTTGACCCGTCGACGAGTGAGGATACCGAAGTTACAGTCGATACGGCAGGGGCTTATGGATTCCGCCTAACTGCTACTAACGCAGCGGGTGACGGTTCAGCGAATGCCACGATTACTGTTAACGCTGGTTTGCAGTCTACGCTCAATCTTACCGTGACGGGAATCCCCGACGGCGCGCAAGCGGTCAAGCTGAACCGCAGAGACACAGGCGCTCAAGTATTTACTGGAAACGCTACGTTCTCAGGTGGATCTGCCTCGATCACTGTCAACGTAGCAGCAGGCGCGGAGCTGTACGGGATATGGTTCGGAGACAACCCGCCAACGACGGGGGCGGGACTGTACGGGGTAACGGAATAATGCTTAACGTAGCAGGAAGTCTTAACAACGCAGGCGGCACCATAACCGTCACGCCAACGGTCAACATCGTACTGGTGCCACCAGCAGAGCCGGGGCAGTCTGTGCAGATACAGGCCGAGGCGACCGACGCGGTGTCGTACGCATGGTCGGCCAACAGCCCTGACGTAACGTTCTCAGACACGACGGCGCTGCAGCCGTCCGTATCCAGTGACGTGCAGGCCAGCTACACGCTGACGCTGACAGGCACCAGCTCTACGGGCGACACGGCACAGGACGTTGCGACGTTCAGTGTCACAGCCGGACAGGTGCAGGACTCCAGCCTGACCGTGACGCTTACCAACATGACAAGCGGCACGTACCTGACAACCGTCTTCAACCCTGAGACCGCCGAGGTGTACAGCCACGGCCTGAAAACCTGGCAGGGCGGCTCAGCGTCGTTCAGCCTGACAGGCGTTGCGGCCGGCACGTTCTGTGAGGTGTGGGTGCGTTCCACCAGCACAGACGGGCGAGGCATACAGGAAGGGGTTACGGTATGATTGTCGGTCGCTGGGCACCAGCAGGTCTAGGCGTATTCGGCGACCCGAACAAACGCCCCGAGCTACGCCTTAACGGTGACGCTACGATGACCATCAGACAGGGGCGCGTCTGGTACGACCCGGGTGCGCTGGTTATCGACGACCGCGACGGGCCGCTCACCGTTTACAGTGGCGTGCCGGTTGACACGTCGGTCGGTGACGTGTGGTACGATTTGCCGTACAACTACATAGACACGGGCGGCCTTAAAGCCGTTGAGGTCATACGCCGCCTGTACATCGAACCGCTGCCACGGGGCAACGGGGCGTTTAATTTCATCATCTCAGCAGGGCCGCAATGATAGTAGTTAACGACGGCGTTGTGGAGATTGAAACGGCGGCCGTCTTTGAGCCGTTACTGTCAGACAAAACGTACTTAGGCGCTAAAGGCGGCAGGGGTTCAGGCAAGTCGCATTTCTTCGGCGAGCGAGTCGTAGAGGAAATGGTATTCGACCCGACACTGTCCGTCGTCTGCATCCGTGAGGTGCAAAAGTCCCTCAAGTTCTCCGCTAAACGTCTCATCGAGAATAAGATTCATGCGATGGGCGTCTCGCACATGTTTCAGATACTGGAAAACGAGATACGCAGACGGCCGGTACACGGCATGTCTAAGGCGCCGGGCGTGTGTATCTTCCAGGGCTTGCAGGACCATACCGCAGACAGCATCAAGTCGCTTGAGGACTTCCGGCTGGTATGGGTGGAGGAAGCGCAATCAATCAGTAAACGGTCTATGGACTTAATGATACCGACGTTCCGTGAAGGCGCGCGGCTGTGGTTCAGTTGGAACCCGGACCAGCCTGACGACCCGGTAGAAAAGCTATTTGAATCTCTCGGGCCTGACGAGGCGGCGTGCGTTCACGCTAACTACCTTGACAACCCTATGTGCCCTGAGAAGACCAAGAAGGACGCCGAGCGCTGCCGCATTAACAGCCCTGACGACTACGATCACATCTGGCTGGGAGCGTTCAACGTTAAGCGGGACGCTATCATTCTGAACGGTAAGTACCGTATAGAAGAATTCGAGCCGGGCTGGGACTGGGAGCCGCTGCACGGATTGGACTGGGGCTTCGCTAACGACCCGACCGCAGCAGTGCGCGCATACCTGGTCGACGACACGCTGTACGTGCGCAGTGAGGTCGGTGGCGTGGGCGTCGAACTTGACGATACACCTAAACTGGTTAAGAATGGGATCATGAACGCAGAGCAGTACGTCATCAGAGCGGACAACGCGCGCCCCGAGTCGATAAGCTACTGTAAGCGGCACGGGCTGCCCATGATAAGGGCTGTTGATAAATGGCCGGGCAGCGTAGAGGACGGCATTGCGTGGTTACGGTCACTAAACGGCATAGTCATCCACCCTGACTGCAGGGAGACCGCACAGGAAGCGCGACTATATCAGTACAAGGTGCACAAACAGACCGATGAGATACTGCCGCAAGTACTCGACAAGAACAACCACTACATAGACGCCATACGGTACGCCTGTGCGCCTATCATCCGCAACACGACGTCTGACTACGGAGAATTGATATAATGAGCAACAGGTTTCTAGACGGCGTGGCTAACGTGGTGAACGCGCTAGTAAATCGGCGCAACCCGCAGTTGCAGAACGAACTGTACTCAGGGGGCGCGCTAACCGACTCGGCTAAGCGTGAAGCCTTTAAGCAGGGCGTCCATAACAAAGCGCTACGCCTTAAGACAGGCCATGCGCTAAAGAACACGATTAAATTCGACAGCACTGCAGACAGAGAGTTCTACGACGACCGTCTGGCGTATCACGTTAAAAAGGCCACTATGGGCATGCTGGCGTTCGGGCGGGGCGTTATCGTCATTCACGCGCCTGGACAGGGCGACGATGTGTCCAAACCATTGCCGACAAACATCGACCCTAGCCGCTTAAAGTTCGATTCGTTCTACGGCGACATGGTGCATGTGCAAGGCGTCGACGTGGACCTGTCCAGTGTCCACTACTTCCGGCCTAAGTATTACAACATTCGCGGCCAAGCGTTCCACCGTTCGCGCGTAATAGATTTTCGCTACGTAGAGCCGTCCGAGATGGACTTGCCATCGTACCGCTACGGCGGCATCAGCGAGACCGAGCTGGTCTACCAACAGTTAGTTAATGACGGTATTGCTGAACGCGCTGCCGTCACCATGCTTGAGAAAGCATCGACGTTTATCTACAAGCTGACCGGCTTCAAAGACGCTATGCGGGCTAAGCAAGACGCAGAGGTGACGCGGTGGTTTGAGCGAATGGAGAGCTTGCGCAACGTGTTCGGCGCTGCGGTCATCGACGCAGAGGACGAAGCGACAGCGGTCAACCAGCAGTTAAGCAATTTGCCTGAGACGTTGGAAATGTCACTGCGCCGTCTGGCTATGGTGTACGGCATTCCGTTGCCGTGGCTGGTGGGTGAGAACGTCAAAGGCATGAACGCCGTTGGCGAGAACGAGCGCCAGATCTTCCAGGATATGATCGAAGCGCTGCAATCTGAGTACTTGCTGCGCCCGCTTAGCCAGTTAGCCGCTATCTGTCAGTTGGGCCGCGTGTCGTTCCATGAGAATCAGGGCGAGACGCCCACCGCGCGGGCGCAGTACGATAAGGTCGTGGTGGAGGTGGCTTTTAGCCTGTACCAGATGGGGGAGGACCACAGCAAGTATCTGGAGCAGAAAGGCGTCATTGAGAAAGACGACTGGGACGAAGTGTTCAGTAAGGTTGATACTGACGACTTGCCGCCGGTGGGCACCCCCGCTGGACAGACTGCCGCCGAGGACATGAACGTCGACCCTACCAGCGCACTAAACGGCGCACATGTGACAGCGATTCTTGAGATAATTCAGAGGCTGCGCGACGGGAAAATCTCAAAGCAAACTGCTGAAAAAGTAATAGTAACGTCCTTCCCTGTGTCACAAACAGAAGCGCGTCAGCTAATAGCCGACGTTCCGGAAGGCGCAGACTCGGAGGGGGCCGGACGTGGCGAAGGAAATTAAAGGCGTCGACCCGCTCAAGTCCAGCGAACGCGAGTTCGCCGAGGCTATGGAGTACATGGTCGACTACATGACGCGCTACATCAGGAACAATGTGATCGGCGGTCTCCACCAGCGCACCGTCGCTAAGTTCGCAGACGCCAAGCAGATAGGCAACTACGCAGCCGTCTACCTTAAACTCAACAGACAGGCGCAGCGTAAACTGCTCAAGCGGTTTGGCGACAAGCGTCTTGAACGTTTAGCGCGGGACGTACTCACTAAAGTGAGCAGACGAAACGCTCAGCAAATCTATACGCGCGCCGAGGACGCCATCGGTACGAGTGCGGCTGAACTGCTTAAAAGCGAAGGCTTGCAGTATCGCATCAACGCGCTGGTGCTTGAGACGGCGCAGTGGGCGAAGAAACTACGCGACGAGACGCTGGAAATGTATACAGCTAACGCGCTACGTGTTATGTCGCAGGGCGGGTCGCTTGAAGACCTGCTTGAACAGTTTAAAGGCATGGAAGAAAAGCGTAAAAACCACGCCAAGACCGTAGCGCGCACACAGGTCAGCACGTTTAACAGCTTGGTGACTAAAGCGCGCGCCGAAAACTTAGGCATCAAGCGTGCGGTGTGGGTGACGGCTAACGACGAGCGTGTACGGGGCAAGCCGGGTGGCAAGTACCCGAACGCTAAGCCGAACCACTGGAAGTTAGACGGGCGCGAATTCGACCTTGACAAAGGCATCGAGGTTAACGGTCGTTTCTTACTACCAGGCACAGACTACAACTGCAGGTGCACGTATCGCCTGTTGCTGCCAGATGAGGGGGCGTGATGCCGGCACCAACGGGAAAGGACTACGTAACAACGATTTTTCCTTCGAATTCGTGTTTGCTGAGGTAGTTATCCCGCCTATTGTTGCAATACCGTGAGGCTTAGCGCATACTTAGGCGCAATAGTAAAGAGGTTAGACAGAGCATGACAACGCTGACAGGACATTTTAACGACGAATTGCCGTACGACAAGCAGTCTAAAACGGCGATCAGTTTCCGCGACGGCGTGCTGGAATACCTCGGTTCCGAACTGGGCATCGAGCCCGCCGACAAACTGTTCACCGTTTACCGCTCACCCGCAACCATCGCCAACGCCGCACGCCTCATGGACAAGCTACCGCTTACCGACGAGCATGTCAGCCTTGATGAGCCGCCGACGTCACCGGTCGGCTCTGTTGTAGATGCGACAATGGCTGACCTGTTCGATGACAACACGAGCAGCACAGTCGGTGTGCGTAACCGTATCGAGGTCACGGACGCTATAAGCGGCGCGCTTGAGACAGGTAAACGTCAGTTGTCACTTGGCTACGGCGCGGACTTAGTGCCGCACGTCAAGTGGGACTTTGAGCAAAAAGAGATTCTGCCGCATCATCTGGCAGTCGTACAGGTGGGTCGATGCGGGCCTTCTTGTGCTTTTATTGACCGTAAACCTAACGAGGGTGATAACATGCCACAAGGTAAGAAAGAAGGTCAGAAAACCAATACGCCCGCAGACAACGGGTCTAAGGTTGAGCTGACCGCAGTATTTACGGACGCCGAGGGCGCGCCGAACATGGAGCAGATTGTCGAGGTTTTCCAGCAGTTGCCGGAAGCCGCGCGCAAAGTTCCGATTGACGTGTTGCAGAAATTCCTGCCACAGCTGCAGGAGCTTGTCGCACTTGCTGGCGGCGCTAACGGTACGGACGTGCCGGAAAGCGACGAGGGCGAGGACATGGACGCCGGTATGGGCGAAGACATGACCGACGAGGGCGAGGACATGGAGAAGAAAGACTATACCGACACGGCTGCGTTTAAGGACGCCATCGCTAAGGCGGTGCGTGATGACCGTGAACGCCACGGCCGTGTTATCGACAAGGCTAAGAACTTCGTCGATGAGTCGTACAGCTATCACGGCAAGTCGACTGAGCAGATCATGCGGGACGCGCTGGCGACGGAATACGCCGATGCGGAAATCGCAGATACCGAGCTGGACGTCGCTTTCAAATTGTTGAAGCGCACTGAAAGCAACCTTAAGAACTTCGGCGACGGTGCGGCTGACGCGTCGGCCGGTAAGTTTGATTCACTAAAAACTAAGGAGCGCTAATTATGGCTTTTCCGACTGGATACCTATCAGACTTACCGCGCGTAGGCTCTGGTGAAATCTTCGACCCGAATTACAGCTTTAACCTGTCCGCTACGACCTTCGAAGACGGTCTAATCGCCGGCCGGTTCGCTAAGATGGACACGGGCCGCCTGGACAACTTCGACGGCTCTGCAACGCCTGTTGTGGCCGGTGTGGTTATCCGTGACCCAGCGACGCCTATCGACGACGCCGGTGCGATTGATGCCACGCTGTTCGATCACGCGGACTACATGCGCAAAGGCGCAATCACTGTAGACGTTAAGGACGGCGAGACGCCTTCCATGTTCGGCGCTGTGTATGTCAGCAACGCAGGCGACGCGGACGACGGCAAAGCGACAGCGACCAACACAGACGTTGCGTCTGGTGGCTGGGAATTTATCAAAGAAATCAAGCCGGGCGTCTGGCTGATCGCCAAGTAGGGAGTAACTGACATGGCTAATTTTTACGAATCATTATTTGACCTGCAGTCGTTGAACCGCTTCGCGGACCACGAGTCAGCGTCTAAGCGTTTTAGCGATGCGGTGCGCCGTGGCTTCGGCGATGCGGCGGCAGGCGTTGTGCTTGCGCGTAACCTTGAAGTTATCAACCCGCGTATCTTCGAAAAGAAATACCCGGAACTGGCGTTCATGAACTCCGGTATCGGTATCGACAACACAGGCGGTTTTGCGCAGCGCATTCAGACTTTGCGTCTGCTTGAGCAAGGCGGGTTCGCCACAGCGGGAGACCGTTCAGGCAATAAAGGCAAAATTAGCCTGACTGCCGAAGACTCAACACTGCCCGTTATCGCGCGCGAGTCGCACTCAACGTGGACCGACGACGAAGTTAAACAGGCAGAGCTGGCTAACATCAACTTGCCGCAGCGTTTCCTGACCGCGCACAACAAGACGTACCAGCAGGACGTTGACGCGATCGGACTTGTGGGCCGTGACGGCATCAACTTCGGCCTGCTAGACAATACGTTTTTCACCAGTACGTCGGCCGCTGGCGCGATTGATACGCTTAGCGCGCAGCAAATGTACGATGAAATTGCGTCA